TTTTGTCAACGATGTTTTAGATTTAGGCTTCATTTACAAGAACGAAGAACGCTTCGAGAATGATTTTATTACTGGAGTTCCTGATGTAAACACGAATGAAATACTTTTAGATGTCAAATGCTCTTGGGACGCTACTACATTTCCATTCTTTGAAACTGAAATACCTACTAAAGACTATTTCTATCAGTTACAGGGGTATATGTGGTTAACAGGTAAAACTGAATCATTACTTTGTTATTGCCTAATAAACACACCTTTCGAGATAGTAGAAGACGAAATAAGAAGGGAACATTGGAAACAACATAAAATAGACGAAGACTTAGATATAAGGGACTTTATTCAAAAGAAGCATAACTTTAGCCATATCCCTAACGAAAGACGAATCAAAGTATTTAAAGTAGAGCGTGACGAAACAGTAATATGGCAAATACAAGAAAAGATAGAGTTAGCACGAGATTACTATAACAACTTATTTAATACGATATGAAACAGACAGCAGTAGAATGGTTGCAAGATACTTGGTTAAATTATCCTGACTTATGTAGTTATGATAAAATACAAGAATGGTTTAAACAAGCCAAAGAAATGGAGAAAAACAATATTGATAATAAAGTAATTCATTTTGCAGAATGGTTAACTAAAAAGCATACAACTACATTAATCACTCTTTATGAACACTTTGAAGAACAATACTACAACGAAACCTTTAAATCAGAATAAGATGCAAAAAGACGAAATAGTGGAATCAGTAATAAACGAATTTAGAGCGCGTTCAGAGCGTGGAATAAAGAAATATGGAACTACCTTACAAGAAAACGAATTAAGTCAATTAGAATGGCTTAAACACCTACAGGAAGAACTTATGGATGCAGTTCTATATTTAGAAAAAGTAAAACAAATAAATAAATAAAAATGGAAACAAAAGTAAACGGAGGAGCAATCTTCAAAAACGAGAAAAAGGCGGACACGCACCCAGACTACAAAGGAACTATTAACGTAGATGGTCAAGAAAAAGAGATAGCGTTATGGGTTAAGCAAAGCGCAAAAGGAACAACTTACTTTTCGGTAAAGATTTCAGAGCCTTACAAAAAGGCGGAAGAACCTACGCAAGGTAAATGGATTAAACCTGAACAAGTAATAAACAAAGACCTTCCCTTTTAGTTATGTACATTGATGACTACACTCTACGAAGGTTACTTCAGGAGTTACTACGTAGAAAAACACGAAACCAAATAGTACAAGAAATAAAGTTAAAAGGTGAAAAGTTCCACCAATACAACTTAGATAAATTCTTAGAAGGAAAAGACGTAAGCTTATCCACCTTACAAAAGATAGATAAGTACGTTTGTAGACAATACTACCAAGACGGAAGAAGCCCACTTTTATAGTGGGTTTTTTTTGTATTTAAAAAATATGATTATATTTACATCGTGGAATTGATTAGTTTATTAGCATTGAGTTGGTGGTTTACGGCATTTGAGCCTATCCAAGTCCTTATTGACAAGTCTTTTGAGCGTTTACCCATTACTCCTTTAACGATGTATTTGCATAGTGCATTCGGGTGCTGGAAGTGTGTATCGTTTTGGACTACGTTATTAGCTACGCATAATCTATTCTACGCTTGTATAGTTTCATTAACAGCTTATATAATATCGGAATGTTTACAGACTCTGACACGGCATTAATAAACGAGATTCACGCACTCGACGAAACCAAAAGATACGCAAAGACGAATCTAATTAAGCTACGCACCATAAAAGAAAGAATAACCGGAATAAAAGACAAGGAATGTTTTTGTCAATCGGTAAGGCGTAGAGTATGGTATACTGATTTTAGGACTTGGTATGAAAGCCGTTCTTGACAAGTACATACAATGTAATTACGACGAGGTAAGAAGATACACAAACTACTTCCTCGTAAGAATGAACAGCCATATAGACGCGGACACAGTTATCAACAACTCTTATTTACACGTTCTAAGCATAAACGACGATACTGCTTGTGAGGAAAAAGTAAAATCTTACCTTCTAAACACAATCAAATGCCAGGTTTTATGGTCTACAAGTCAGTCAAACAATGACGATAGAGTAACGGCAATCGAAGAAGGAAAACAACAGGACTGCGAAAACACGGATTTAGAATGGAAAATTCAGTTAGAAGAGCAGTACATATTAAAAAAATCTATCATAGAGATATATCGAAATAGTATAAACGATAGAATTAAGCAAATTATCTTCGAAGCATATTACGACAAAGGCTTAACTACTCAGAAGGAACTAAGTCAGTACTTCAATATCTCAATGACTGCTGCTCATTTCTTAATCAAAGAGATAAAACAAGGCATAAAACAAATTCAATATAGTTATGACACACGCTAATTTACTTGCAACACTTTCTTTTTTTACTGCTGTATTTGGTGGATTTGCTTTAATGCTTAATTATTTGGAGTTATTCCGTGTTTTTGGAGGATTATTTATAGTGTTGTGGTGTTTGTTTAAATTAGCATTAGAATTAGAGAAATATGAAGAGGATTAAATTAGAGTACATAGATAAAACTATTGTACAAAAAGACGGAATTTTAGGAAACCGCAAAATAATAGTAGCTAAAATAGACCCTACTAAATATTCTTATTACGCTTCTATTGGACTTGGTTATCTTTTCGAAGATGCTACGATAAAATATGTAGGCATAGAACAAGAGAATATTGAAGAACCAGTAGAAGAAGTTAAACCTATAAAAAGACGAAAAAGAAATGCCAAGACCCAAAAGTGACGAATCACGTAAAGAGTTTATGGAAAGATGTATGGCTGACCCTGAGTCGGTAAATACTTTCCCGGATGCAAGTCAAAGATACGCTGTATGTAATTCCGTTTGGACTACCGATAGAATGACATCTATGAGTAAGTTCTTAGATGCTAAAAAAGAAGACAATGAAAAAGCAGACTAACGTAACGGCACACCTTAGGAAAACACGAAAGAAAAGACCTAAGCAACACTCTAAAAGTTCAAAGTTAAAAACAAGCAAAAGATACATAAAACTAAATAGAGGTCAAGGATGAGAAACGAAGATTTAAGGTTCTTTATTATAGACACCGGAGTAGATGTCCAAAACTATTGTCAATATGTATGCGACAAGCTACAAAAAGACGGACACCACTACTTATTATATCTAAGTGACCAACCTAACCTCTTCTGCATAGAAGAAATAAACGAAGACGAATTTTTTAAACACGTAAAAAATGGCTAAAGTAGGAAAACCCCGAAACATAAATAGTCCCGAAGAACTATATAACCTATTTGAAGAGTATTCTAAAGACTGCAAAAGTAGAATAAGACGAATACCAAAAGCAACAGTAAAAGGAGTAGTATACGAAGACCACATCCCACCCCTTACAATAGACGGCTTTAAAACCTACTGCAATAAAAACAAACAAGATATAAACCGATATTGGTATAATTTAGAGAATGCGTTTTCTGAGTATGTAACCATCGTTACGCGCATTAAGGAGGAAATAAGAAACGACCAAATCGAAGGAGCGATAGTCGGGCAGTATAACAATAACATAGTCGCACGATTAAACGGGCTAAAAGAAAATTCAGACGTAACGACAAACGGCAAAGACATAAGCGAGATTAAGATAAACATAATCACAAATGACAATAAAGGAAGTTGACCAAATGTGTCAAGTAGTAGAAGCGTTCATTCTAAAGAAGAAAGGTGAGCGCGTCACTATAAACCGAACACGCGTAATTATGGACGTAAGACAATTACAAATGCTTATACACGCTTTTAACGTAGCAAATGCAAATTAATAGTACAATCATATTTAAAAAGAACTGGAGCGCACTACAAGAAAAAGGGGTGCGTTTCGTTATTAATGAAGGTGGTTCGCGTTCAAGTAAAACGTATTCACTTTGTCAAATGGTTATCGTCTACTGCTTACAAAATCCTAACAAGGTAGTAAGTATCATTCGTAAGACGTTCCCGGCATTACGTGCAACTGTTATGCGTGACTTCTTAGAAATCCTAAAAGACTTAGACATCTACGAAAAGACGAATCACAATATGTCTGAAAACATCTATAGGTTTCCTAACGGAAGTATTGTAGAGTTCTTCTCCGTAGACGACGAACAAAAGATTAGGGGACGTAAACGTGACATAGCGTGGTGTAATGAAGCGAACGAACTATTCTACGACGACTTCACCCAGTTGAATATGCGAACGGAAACAAAGCTAATCTTCGACTATAACCCTTCGGATAGTTCGAGTTGGTTGTACGAGTTACCAAAAGACGAATCAATCCTAATCAAGTCTACTTATAGAGATAACCCTTTTCTACCTGAAACTATCAAACGTCAAATAGAAGACTTAAAACGTACTGACGAAGCGTTATATCAAATTTACGCCTTAGGAGAAAAAGCCATCTCTAAATCTAACATTTACTCGAATTGGACTTTCATTAAACATAGACCCGCGAAATTCACTTCTTATGTCTACGGATTAGACTTTGGATATAATCACCCTACCGCGTTAATGCGTGTCTATTGGAGAGATAACGACATCTTTATTGAGCCTGTTATTTACGAGTCTTATCTAACGACTTCGAACTTGATAGAGAAAATGAAGATTCTAAACGTAGAGGAGAACGTTGAGATATTAGCCGACTACTCAAGACCCGAAATAATACAAGAAATGAACAACGCGGGGTTCAATGTCTTAAACGCTAACAAGGTAGTTAAGAAAGGTATTGATAACGTCAAGTCTTTCGGTGTGTTTTGTGAAGAAGACCAACGTATAAAAAAAGAGTACGAGAATTACAAGTGGAAAAAGATAGGCGATAACATAACCGACGAACCAATCAAGTTATACGACGATGCTATGGACGCGGTACGTTATGCGACTACGTACATAAAAGAAAACTACTACACGGACGATAGCTACATAGCCTTCTAAAAACACGAATAAAAACGCTTTTAATATAGTTATGGCAATAACAATAATCGCAGAACCACAAGACTTCACTCCAGCTTATAACGAGTGTAAATTCATAATAGATAGTACTAACGTAAACAATCAAGGATTCAGGTATATCTTCGACATATACGAAAGCGGAACGGCTAACAAAATAGCTGAATATAGAATCCTTCCCGACACGAGCGGATACGGAGAACAAGACCTATCGAAACTTTTAAGCAGTCAAGTTGCCTATAACTTTAATCCGTCTATTACTACGTTCTACGATGCGAATAACTGCTACTACAAATACGACGTTAAGTTTGGTGAAGAGTATTTAACAAAAACTTCTTACACGTCTTCTTTAACGAATAGTTCAGGAAACGTAAGAATAAACGTATCGAACACTTTTGTAGTAGGTGACCAGGTTGTTATCTATCAAACTGACGGAGGAGTAGCTAATCCAACCTTAGAAGGTTTGCATACTGTTATCGGTCAAGGTGTAGGATATTTAGTAGTTGACGCGCTTTGGTCAGATGTAACGGATGCAACGATAGACGGCGACGTTTTGTATGCGGATAATCGAAAGACTATAACACGTGACATAACTACGACTTTAGACAAGTATGTTTTCAATGGCGCGGTCAAATGGATTGACTTTCCTTTCTACGATAACACGGATTATTTACTCGATAACGTAAACGCTTTATTCCTAACTAACCAACCTTTAAGTTTTCATTGTACGTTAGGTCAAGACCTTTGGTTAAACCTACGCGACAACGGAGTAAAAGTAAACGAAAGGGTATATTTCGAGAATAGCAACGGAGATGTTTTCTACAAGTCAATAAGTGGTAACGAATATATCAAAGGTGTAGCAGTAGGTTGTAACAACTTCGGAACGTTGACTTTGGTTTCAGGAACTGCGGGACTAATAAAAGGCGATACTGAATATTACGACGTTTACTACGCGGATTCATTAGTTATAACGCAACGTAGCGCGAAGTATAGAATTTATATCGATAGACGAATCTTAATATCTGAAACGCACATTTTGTTCTTAGATAGAATGGGTAGCCTTAGTAGCTTTGCATTTCAACTTAAAAACTATGAACGCGGAAACATCACACGCGAAACATATAACAAGGATGTAACAGGATTTGTAAGCGGTGGTGAATGGTCTTATAAAACTTATGAACAAGGCTTTGTTAACTACAACACTCAAGTCACTAAGGACTACGACTTGAATACAAATTGGATGACCGAGAACGAAGGTATTTACTTTCAAGAGTTACTAACATCACCTCAAACGTGGGTTAAGAACGTAACTTACCGAATCACGGAAGACTTACTAAATAGATATGACGAAACTGGTTGTATTATACGTATACCTGAATCTACCGAGTATTTAAGTTGCAACGTGTTAACAAACAACTTCGAAGTATTTAAGCAAAGAAACAAGAACTTAATTAAACAAAGCATTTCAGTAAGGTTATCAAATAACGACATAATCAATGGTTAAAATCGTATTAGAAAACGGAACGCTTGACATTAGAGAAGATGTTAAGTTCCCTTTGAATTTTAGTATAGGAGATATAAGAGATATATCCAAAAGAACGGGAACATTCTCAAAGACTATTATTGCTCCCGGTACTAAGAACAATCACGAGTTATTAGGACATTACTACGACGTAAATATTCAGTCGGGGACATTTAACATAAACACTATTACTAAGTGTCAAGTTATTCAAAATGGAGTTCCTGTATTAGAAGATGCGTTGATACAATTAACGGGTGTACTAAAGAAGCAAAACACGAATGCTTATGAAGACGAAGTTAACTACGAATTGTTAATAAAAGATTCTAAGGTAGAGTTCTTCACTCAGATAGCTAACAATGAATTAACCGACTTAGACTTCTCAGATTTAAACCATACGTTAGATAGTTCGTTTGTAGTTAGTTCTTTTAGTAATTCGGTAGCTGACGGCTATAAATACATCTTACCTTATTCAGATGACAG